GCCAAAGGCGTAATCCACGGCCGCTGGCACAATATCCTCATGCTCACGATAAATGCGAGCGCGTACTAGGATGTAACCCTTCACTAGGTCACACTCCACAATGTCGGTTTCAATCCGACCAACCACGTGTGCTGCCCTGAAGCGTTTAATACGAGCGTTTACATCCTCATATTCATCAAAGTTAATCATTGAGACACCCGGCGATCTGCACCAATGCGCATGCCTGCAGCGCGGCCACGTAGGTATCCATCCTTACGGCCTGCAGTTACTCCCATTGAGTAAAACACAACTGCCACGCCTAGCGTGTACAACATAGCCCACGCAAACATCATTTCTATATTCATTTTAGCCCCTTAGTTTAGTTTTATCCTGGCCTTCCAACCATTACTAAAAGGGTAAGGCTGTCCACCGACATAAAGCAAGGTAAGACACGCCAAAGACTAAGGTTTTATTTCCTCATCCTTATCCTTAGGCTTAGATTTGAGGCCGTTACTAGCCAGTACGCCGCCAAGTGAGCCTGTTAAGAATATGCAAAGGGTTGTAAGTAAATCTATAAACGCTCGATCGTTAGGCGCTTGATTTGTTATGGGCTGAGTTACAAAGATAAGCGCATAAAGCATGCCAAACACACACCCTGCAAATACGATGGCTAAGGTGCAGCCAATAAACACAATAAGCCTGGCATGTAACTGCTCAGGGGTTAGGCGTTTCATATACTTCCTTTGGGAGTAAATCCCGGGTGCATGTACCCACCACTTCGCAGGCAGGCGGTTGGCATCGATCCTCAGCCCAGTTTTCGTACTCTTGGCACTCATATCTCACCCATCCTTGATAGCCACAACCTGATAGAAGCAGCGATAAGGCTACTGCCCCTATCAGCCTGCGCACTACTTGTGGCCTATGCCAAACTCTTTTGCTTTTGGGTCAATGGCTTTTAACGCTGGTGCTATTGCCGCGGCCAAGAAGGCATTAGCCAATGTGCGTGGGTCTGTTACCCCTGCCATGTAAAGCGCCGCAACGGCTGCTACGGCTGCACGCCCATAACTTAGGGCGATTGCTTTTAGTTGCTCTTTCATTTTTCTCCTTAGCGCCCTTAGTTGATCTGACTCAGCACGTATAACGTAGCCGTGCCGCTTGTGGTCATGGCGTATAAGGCCTCATGGTCTCCAATAAGCAACGATAATTTATCGCCGTTATCCAAACGGTAGCCATTGGCTGTAGTTAAATCAGCACCGCCAATGTAAAGCGTGCCGCTAGCACTGTGAAGGTACGCCGATTGATCGCCAATAAGGGCTGGCACAACTACCGCCGCCGTGGTTGTTACTGTAAAAACTTGTGATTTAGGCATGGACTAACTCCAATTTTTTGGCCAGGGCTATTGCCTTCTCTTTGCTTATGGCAATTTCAAAGTGCATTTCATCCTTACGGTTGCGGTAATCGCCGCCCCAAACTAAGCCGTACTTTTTGGCTAGGGCGCGGATCATTGGCACTTTGGCTTCATCAAATGTACCTACCTTGCCTAAGGCATGTTTTGTGGCATTTAGATCAATGGCTGTACCGCTACTGTGATTGCTCAATTTGTCGGTTGTGCCGCGTACCATGCGGAAGCAGTAGCCCCAATCATCAAGCGCCCCGGCATCGATTGGCTCAATTAGCGTGTGAAACTCAGCCGCAAATGCAGATAGCAACAGGCCAGCATCTTTGGCGCAGCGAATTTTTAACGTTGTGCCTTTAACTGCAAATGATTTTATGCCAATTACCGCCGGGTCTTTATCGGCTGGCCAACCGTTATAACTCGTTAGCATCGTATAAAGCCTTCGCATCTAATTCACACCGTTGGCAATTCCATTTAAATCGATCATTTAAAAATAATTCTTTGTGGCCACACTCAGGGCGTGGTGAAATAAAAGCATCGGCGGTTGCATCGTAGGTATAGCCAATTCCTGCGTAGTTGTAACGGATATTGCCGTTGTAACTCGTGCGCTTGCATATCTGGCCGCGATAATTACCGTACCAAGTCTCAGGGTCTAAACCGTCAATTAGTTCTGTTTCATCTTTACCTGTAATTACCTCGGTAACGATGCTATTTTCATTTAAAAACGCATAGTGTGCCATTACACGGACACCGTTCCTGTTCCTGCAGTAAATGTATAAATGCGATAACCACCTGTAGTAGTTGTCGAATAAGTTAAACCGCCGCCGATAGATGCTAATGCAGGTGATGTATCTGCATAGCGCAAAATTACAACACCTGAGCCACCGTTACCGCCATCGCTATCTCCTACTCCACCAGCACCGCCGTAACCACCACCGCCGCCACCACCTAAATTGGTTGTGCCATTAGTACCTGCTACGCCACCAGTTGTACTAGCACCACCGCCGCCACCTGTACCGCCATCGCCAGCATTAGCGCCGCCATTTAATACTGAACCGCCGCCACCACCTGCGTAAGTAACTGATGATCCTGAATAACTATTTGCTGAACCATTACCGCCGTTACCGCCAACTGAATTGCTAGGTGGATTACCACCAACCGCGCTAGCACCACCGCCGCCTGCGCCAGGAAATAAAGTTCCGCTACTAAAACCAGGCGCAGTACCACCTGCGTAACCTTCAACTGGCGAATAACTACCAGTATTTCCTGCTGCACCTGTCGGTTGTTCATAAAATCCACCACCGCCTGAACCGCCGGATGTAGCAGCCGATGATGAACCGCCACCAGCACCACCACCGGATGATGTCGTTGCATTACAAACGCTATTACTACCATTAGCGCCTTTGCCTGTGCCAGATGTTCCACCAGCACCGCCTGCGCCAACGGTTACGGTAAATGAACCAGTTAAAGATGCGCTTGCAGTTCTAAAACCACCGGCACCTGCGCCGCCGCCACGACTACGGCCGCCGCCACCACCACCTGCGACAACTAAATAATCTGCAGAAATTACTACTGGCACTTTTGGTGCTAATAATCCAGCGACTAAATTTGGTATCACTAGGAAACCGCCCCCACGACTACCCAAGAATTTGCACCGATTTTAATACAAGCGGCAGATTTCCATTGGCTTAAAGTTGGCGATGCACTAACTGCACCAGCACTTGCCACCGTAGTAGTGCCAGGTGTTACCGCTGAAATTGTCGTAGTGCCAACTCCTATGGATAAAACTGTAAGTACCGTGCCAATCGGGAAATTTATTGTCGCATCGGTTGGAATTTTAAATGCGATGGCTGTGGCCTTATTCATTAAAAATATCTCTTGGTAATTGTCGTTAGTGGTCGCTGTGTAGTCACCTGTTTGCGTTACAACATCAAACTGCACCAACGAGTTCATCGTGGATGAGGTTAAAACCTGACCAGTGACGGTTGGAAAACCTGATATTGCCATTTTTATCTCCTTTAGTAACTCAACGTATTACTGTCTAAAACTCCCCATTGTGTGGAATTTAATAAAAACGAGTCAATAATAGGTTCAAGCGTAGTAAATTGTACGCGCCATTTATTCGGGTTGATCGTCATAGCCACGCCAAAAATTTGCAGGGTTTTGGTTAGGCTTGTTGATCCTGGCTGCGTAGTGGTTACTGTGATTGGGTCAAAAAAATCAAGGTCAAGGGCAGCCACTATGCCTGCATCGTAGTTTGGCGTGTACAGGTCTAGCACGATTGAGTCACACCTTACGCTTGTTTCGGCACGACTAGCGACATAAGCCCGGGCGTAATCCAAAGCCACGGCATCGGTTTCCATAAGCAAATCGTTTTGGGTGTAACTATGTATAAAGTATTTGGTAATGCTGTCGGTATTTGTAGCCACCTGGGTAGTGCCGCCGCTTCTAGTTACATTGGCTGCGTTATATACAAGTACATCATTTAGTACCCATTGAGCATCAAAGTAAAGTAGGCCACCCGAGCCATCATCTGTAAAAACTGTAGGCGTAGCGCCTATGCTCGATGAGGTAAGCGCCCGATCCTGAAAGACAAATGACCCAGTGGCATCTACGTAAAATGCCCCATACTCACTGGTTGAAATAGTTTGGCATGCCGCTAAGGCTGTACGTGGTGTGCCTGGGTCTGCCTGTACGGTTGTCTGCCCGGCATCAACATCGCGCATGGTCGATGGCCATTGGATTTGGTCAAGAATGTTATTAATCCGAGCGCCTGATAACTGCCCTGCACTTGTACCACTCACCGTAGAAATCTGGGCATTTTGTGCAAGTCTAAAAGCATCAACCGCTGAAATCACACAATAAGACACATTATCGTTCGACTCCTGAGGTGTGATGGTCTGATAACCAGTAATAAATCCGCTAAAAATCGGATAAGTAACGCCGTTATGGGTTGCCGTAATTTGTAGTTTTCGCATTGGGTCAAGTAGGCCATAATAAGGCCCTGATGCGTTCATGCTATTAAAATCACCATTTTGATCCACAATGCGTAGTGAGCATGTGCCTGTTTGGAATTGGTCGGCCTCAGCGTTACGACCACGGCGCGTAGTAAGCGCATCGATTTGATTGGATACATCCACAATGAGCGCAGCGTTATCTGCCAAAACATTTGTACCGATTATGCCCTGGCCAATAATCATGGCTTGTGCCGCGCTTGGCCCTGTTCCAAAATTTATAAAAGCGTTGAGCGTAGGTACTGCCATTAAAGCGCCCCGGCAAATGTGGTGCTATCGCCGTACCGATTAAGTTTTTGCAAGGCACGCTGCATGGCTTCAGTAAGTGCATCCTCGCTACCCACTGGTGTATTTATTGTGATGTTATTTACTGCGCCGCTTGATGCGCCTGGCACTTGTGTACGCAATCCGCTAATAGTGGTCAAATATTCGGACAGTGTGCGCTCGCTACTATCCGCGATGCTGTCCGCGATTGTTGCGGCTTCATCCGCAAATTTGGCTGCTAGGTCTGCCTCGATTGCTACGGCCTGCGCCAATACCGGGTTAGCGATGCCTGTATTTGGGTCGATGGCGCTGGCTTGGAAATTCTGAATAGGAGCGCCGCCAAGCGTAATTGTCTTAACTCCCATAGCGGCTAAGCGAGCAGCCTCAGCCAAGTTATTTAAGGATACGGCTGCAAAGTATTCTGCCTGCATTTTGGCTGCATTGGCCTTATCTAACTCAGCCATGCGCTTTGCTGCGCTGTTGGCATCCTCATCCATGATTGTAAGCAGGCTACGGATACGTGCTTTTTCTGCTTCATCTTTGGAGTTGGCTAAGGCTGTTTCCAAATTAATACGGTCTACATCAAACTTCTTTTTAAGCGCATCTAATTCGGCTTGCTTTTTTTTCTCGGCCACCTCGGCTGCAGTAAGTTTATTTTTCTCTTTTACTATTTGATTTTCTTTTTTTATCGTTGCAACCAGTTTGGCACGCTCAGCCTGCTCAACGGTAAAGTACATTGATGTTGGTGAATAAGGCGCATTTTTTAGGCGTTCCTCACGGCCTACGCTGGCAAGGTAGCCACTATTCATAAATGCGCTAAAACCTTTGGCTAATAAACCACCAGTTTTGGTTTCATTTTTAAACTTGCCAAATAATGTTGATACACCAAGCAAAGCATCGGATGAACTCTGGGCAAACTTTTCCATTTCCTCTGTGACTTTAGTAATGCCATCAGCACCGCCAAGCGCCGAAATGCTATCTAATATGCCTTCACCAATGATTTCTTGTACATTGGCAGATGAGACAGCAAGGGCATCCATTTGGCCTGCATAAGTCTTTGTTGCTGCTAGGCCTTGCCCTTTAAATCTAGCCGTAAGCGCCGCTGTGATCTGTTCCATATCCCCGGTTTTGAGGATGGTTTTATCCAAACCTGCGCCGAGTCGGCTCAACGCTGTAGTTTGCCCTAAGTAACCCTTTGCTAATGCCGCGCTTACGCTGGCCAAATCCTTAGTTGTGCCGCGCGATACGTCTAATGCAAGTTGCAGGCCTTTTTGCGCTGTTGTAACTGAGCCAGTGGCGTTCAGTAAAGTTTGAAATGCCGGGCGTAATTCATCATCCAACACGTTGTACGTGTCTTGCATCCTGGCAATAAAGCCTTCAGTAGCAATACCAGCAAAACCATTACCTGTATTTTGTAATGCTACGGATAATGACTTGGCTGCCTTCTCATCGGCGGCAAATGCCTGCACGGATGCTTTACCAAAAGCAATAATTTTACGAGTAGCAAAAGCCACGGCAAATGACTTTGCCAACATATTGGTGGTTTTTTGGAATTGTGTAAGTTGGCGCTCGCCTTTTTTAAGGGCTGTACCGTTCCACTTGGCTACTGCACTGACTACTAGATTTGCCATTATGCCGCCAACCCATATCCGCTTGTTGTGTGTGAGGCATTAAATTGCGCCACGGCTATATTAATTGCCAGGTTTACCGCGTGTGCTGCGCGCCCCTGATCCTCTGCCCATGCACGGTAAATAAGGCGGCCACGCTGATCTGTGTTACCAAATCTAGGGTCGATTGTGCCACGGCTGCCGTATAGCGCACCAAGCGGTTCTAAAAATTGACGGCCTGCATTTGGGTTTAGGCTGTTCATGTCGCGCCGTGTGCCACTAACTTCTTTATATCTTTTGTTTACCTTGTGACGGCTAGCAACTATATGCGATTGACTACGGCCATTAGGATTTACGCGGCCTGATGTTTCAAAAATTGCGCCACCAGCGGAATTATTAGCAATAAAATAAGCAACCTGCCAACGCCTTGTAAATTTAGCGCCTGCGATTTCTCCTTTATTGTTAGCGCCTTGCCTGTATACAATGCCAGCCCGGGTTTCGCTTTGATCGTATTTAGGAAATGCGCGGTACTTAATTGTTTCAGTTGATGAACCTGCCTTAGTCCAACCGCTTAACATCTCGCTATTGCCTGGTGCAAATGCCCGGGCTTTGTCGCGTATTGGCATCATCGCACCACGTATTTGTGTGTTCATCTGCTTGGCTAAATCAGGGTCGAATTTACGCATGGCTTTAAGTGTGCCTTGTACGCCTGTGATGTTTACTGGCACTTGCACGCTCCCTTGCTCTGTCCGCTAATACCTGCAGTACTGCTTTAAACATAACCTCATCCATCGCTAGGACTTGATCGGGGCTAATTTTTAACTCAATGGCTAGTGATGCCACCAAATATGTAAAACTGCCCCGATCTATCCTTTTGGGTTTTCATCCTCGATTACCTCAACTGAGATAAGCGAGTTTAGAAAATCATCCCCAAACGGCGGTATAACTTCTGTACGCATCAACGCATTGTGAGCCAACCAGTAAAGATCACTGTTTTTTTCATGTTCGCGCAGTTGCTTATACAGGCCTTGACCAGCATATTTTTCAAAGGCCACCTCAACCACCGGGGTAATGCTTACAATGCTTTCCCCAGTAGCCCTTACGATTTTCAGCCGTGCCATTGTTTGCCCCTTTGCTAGTTAATTAATTCATTACCATGTACCAGTAGTTGCATACGCAACGGCTGATGTGCAAGTAAACGTCATCGATGAGCGTGCATAGTCCTCTGGGCCGCCTGTACCAACAGGGGTTAGGTTGTTGATCAAAATGGAGACGGTGTACAAAGGATTAGTTGCACTTACGGTTGGACTTGCACCTTTTACTGGGATGATTAAAGCGGTTACGGATGTACCGTAAGCAGCCTGCAAAGTTGCTTGTACTTTGGCTGCAGCCCAATCGTTTAGGAAATCTACCTGTAGTGTGCTGGCTTCCAAACCCTTTGAAAATTGATGGGCAGATGCCCCCATGCTTGTGGTCTCGACTTCGTCAAAGGTTTGGGTAAGCGTAATTGATGTTACGTACTCGCTTAAATCAACAGTGGCAATTTTCAGGCCAACTTGATTATCTAAATAAATTGCCACGGATTATTCCTCATCCTTCTTTTTGGTTGGTGTTTCGTTTGGGATTGGCAGACCAAGTTTTTTTAAAACCTCAATATCTGCCGGGGTTATTTGTTGATCTGCCATTTTTAACTCCATGTTGTTAGTACGGTTATTTGAAGGTCTGCCATAAGCAGGCTGCCACTATCTGCGTTTAGTACTGTAGGCGCAGATATTGTGGTAACACTAAATTGGATAGCACTGTTTGCCAGTTTATTAAAAACGGCAATCATCATATCCTCGATGCCAGCAAAATTGCCCTGATTATCGAACGCAGGCACGGTCATGGTTATGCGAAAGTTGGCCATAGGTTGTATTGCTGCACCGTTATATCGACCATTAGCAGGCACAATATATGGATCGGCCGCGGACACAATTACTGAGTTGGCCAAAACTGTTGTAGGTGGGTAACTAAATGTTTGCCATACGCCGTTATTTGCTAACGCGGCGGCTATGGTTGATCGCAGGGCTGTGATTGCTACGGCCATGTTTAACCAACCATCGAATTTGGAGACATGTAAGGCGCTAACAGGCCTCGAATTTTGCCAATCATTGTATTGCCCATGCGGTAAGGGCTAGGGTTAAAATTATCTACACTTACGCCACCAGTTTGGCTAACCTGACGTGCCTGAAAAATATCAACGGCCAAAATCATAGCGGCCTCGCGCACGCTTGCTGTGTTTACATAAGTAGCGGTTTTTGTGTCTGCACCTTCGGCAGTGCCATAAGGCAGTACACGTCTAAAATTTTGATTTGCTGCAGTTTTTGCATATTGGATAAAACTGTAACCTTGTGGATTTTGCCAGTAACTTAATTGCAAATTAAACGCTGGCAATATGTTAGATGTGCCAGTGCTAAATGGGATTGTGCCAGTAATTGTGTAAGCACCATTAAACGTTGAACCAGCCCCGGCAATCGTTACTGTTTCACCAACAGTGAATATACCGGGGTTGGCCAACATAACAGTTGCAACATTTGATACCAGTGCCGTTCCCACGACAGGCGCGGAGTCAAACCAAAGGAAGGAGTTGATTTGATCCTGCGCTGCCTGGCAAACTTCATCAAGGGTTGCATCGGTGTACAAAGTGCCAATACCTAAATTTGCGCGCAATTCTGCAACGGTTACGTAGGTGGCTGCCATCTTGTACTCCTTTACTTGTTAGGGTCGGTGGGCCAAAGGGCTAATGACCCACCGACTTCTTAGGGGATTGATCAGGTTAGGTTGAAGCGCACGATACCGTTAGGCATCTTTGCGATTGTTGCCATGTAACCATAAATTGCAACCTGTACTTGTAGGTTGCTGACCACGTTTACGCTCATGAAATTAGTCGCGCTGCGGTAAACAGTAAATGCCTCAGGTGCAAGAATTACTGCAGAGTCATCGATGGTTGTAGTGGCTGCAAAGTTCTTGTCCACAAATAAATCCAACCCAAGTACGTTGCCGCGAATTGAACCAGGCTGTGTAAGCCCGGCAGCGTTCATTGGCTGTGATGCTGAGTAAATTGGGCGGCCTGTTGTATCAGTTGCGCCCATGAGTAGTTGCCACTGTGATGGGTTGGCTACATAGTTTTGTGCAAAGTAACCAGTTGCTTGGTACACCTTAGATGCTGCATCGGATGCGTAACCAATGATGCCTGCAGATGTAGCAGCCTGTGTTGCGCCTTGCTGACCAGCAGTAATAAGTGCTGCTAGTACTGTTGTATCCAATGTCTTTAGATAAGCATTTTGGAGTTGGTTAGTGAGTTCAGCAAAAAAGTTAGGGTCTGAACGTTCTAGCAATTCAACGCTGAGTGTGTTCATACCTGAATACTTAGATACTGTGCCTGTTAGGTAGGCAGTTTCCATGCCTGTGTTTTGTACTGCTCCTGCTTCGGCTTCAACTGTTACAACTGGTGCAACACCTGTACCACCACCGGCTGAGGTAACCAAAGAAGGTACATTTATAGTCATGCCGCTATCTGGCAAAACTCCCTGTGAACACGCATCAATGGCAGGTGTGCCAAAACGTGTGTTAGTTGGAAATTCTGAAAGGTAACGAGTTGGAGAAAACGCAGGGTTAGTTGAAAAACTATCATCTGCGGCAGTTACATAAAGTTTGGAGTCCTCGTTGCCAAGTGCTGCCTTAATTTTATGCTCTGTATATGAACCCATTGATGTAATAGGTGATCGTACTGTTTGGCTATTTAGTACTGAAGGTCGGATGATTTTGCGGGCTGCTTCTACTGTTGGTGCAGCCACTTCCTCGGTCTGATCCTCATTTGGAGTTTCGGGGGCTGTAGTCACAGCGGCCTCGCTTTCTGTTTCGGTTTCGGTTTCGGTTGTTGTGCTGGTTGTTGTGCTGGTTGTTACGCTGGTTTTTGTTGTTGTGGACATTTCTGCATCCACAATTTCTGCCTGCGCAGCAATTCTTTGCACGGCTGCCGATGAAAATGCCGCGGACTCAACTAGCGACACCTCACGCAAAGTGGCAGCCGTCACCAGGAGATAATCGCCTTTTGGCTCTGATGCAGATACTTCTACACCAACGGATAGGCCATCCATCAACTGCTCCTGGGCTAGCAAAATTGCATCTGAACCGGCAGTGCTGCGACTTACTGAAAAACTCGCGTACATGCCGTCTTTTTTTGACTCAACACTACGCATGCGCCCTACAACTTTTGAGTTGTCGTGCGACATAAGCAATTTAACTTTATCAACGTTAGGGATATTTATGCTGCCTTCTTGGAATACAACTTTGCCAGCACTGGTGTATCCAACTTCACCATATGGTGCAATTTTGCCAGCGATCATGCGGCTTTCGCCATCGCTTGCAGTAATGGATGCGCTAAATGTTAAATGCATCGTTATCTCCATTTCCATAAGGGGTCATGCTTTCCATTTCACGTGCAGTTTGTAAATCAATTAAATCAAGCGTTAGCATTTTTTCAATAGCATCCAAACGCGCCATAGTATCTGCGCGTAAAAATGTTTCATCGATGTTGAACTTAACGACATTACCGTGTGCGGTTATATCATCCATGCTAAGGCGTTCCTCTACTGCACAAATGTAAGGCTGCAGGCTGTACGCGACATACTCTTTACGGCTATCCAAAACGTTTTGATACGTCATACTGTTATTCATATCTGCGCTAACCATGAACGCCGGAACGTTCATCAATCGGCTGATTTCAGTGCTGAGGTATTGGCTGCTTTCGTTGTAGGTCATTTCCTTAGGAGAAAAACCAACTGTTTGGTAATCCAAAGTGCTAGTTAAATATGCAGTACTGCGATTTTGTCTAGCCGATTTGAAAGCGGCCAATAAACCTTGCACTTGTGCTTCAGGCAAATCCGCGCCCTGGTTACGGATGATCCCGGTGGGCATCGGTGTGGCCGCTGCTACTGCCGCTGCTTTTTGTACATCTAATGCGGCTTGAATTGTGCGCGCACCAGTTTCCAAAACACCAGGTAGTAACGATTGAAATGTAACTAAACTGCCAATACCGGACATTGGTACTTTTTTACCATCAACTGCGTAGTACGCAACTTCATAACCCATAGCATCGGTTGTAACTGTTACGCGAGTATTTGCAACCCACTCAAAACCTGAAGGTCGGCCGTCATCTGCATACAAAGATGTAACGCGCCAATATGCAACCCCATAAAAAATTAAACTATCAACTGTGTAAGCAAGTGTTACTGCACGCGGTTGGCGTATATCTGGCTGTTCAAGCCATAGTGGGCTTTGCAACTGTTGTCCTGTAGATTTTTTGTACAATTCCAAAGGCAAATAGGAGATAACTCCACAAACTAAATTGCGGCATCTTGATACGGTACTAACCTGCAGTGCAGTAGCGCGATCCATAACGCCTGCGCCGTAACCATTGTTATAAAGGCCGCCGTAACTATATTGACCACCGCCAAAACGATCGGACATAATGGCAGGGGCTAATTGTGCATCGATCTGCACTTTGTCTTTACTACGGATGCCAAAGGTTTCCAGTAATCCCATGCCACAATTTTCTCAGTTTGTAAAGCACCAAACAGGGATGCGTGCGGCGTGTCTAAATGTAGATTTTGGCCTCGCTTATTGGCTTTGATAGGTGCAATACAACCATCGCCATACCGATAGGGGCGGCCACGCTTCCCTGTGATTTTTTGCGCACAATACGCCAACCAGTATCTTTACTACTACTAGCCACGTTTAGCATTTGTTGATCCAACTCAGGCTGCACCCCATGCACCACGCGTTTGTTATCAATCGCATCCTTGAAAGTACTGCACGCGGTATAAAACTGCGCCCCTACGCAGGCCTCGACCATAAGCCCGGAATTCTTTAAACGCTCGGCAATAGCGGCAGTGGTATAGGAGTCATGCAAAATTAATTTTGGATGCCACTTATCGGCCTCTGCTTTTATATCTACCGCTATCTGCAACTCGTTTACGGCTATCTCGCTTTCCCATGTTTTGACCAAAGCCAAGCCAATACGGCCATCGGGCAGCAAAGCACCTGCAACTAGGCTGGCCGATCTGCGCGTGTGTGGGTCTACGTCATAGGCAAACATCATTTGCATGCCCGGGGTCATAACCATTTCAGCATCGGCCAAATCTTCCCAACTGCCAGGAGTCCAGGGGCTAGTCATGCCAGTGTTTACAAACTGGCACAACGTCTCAGTACGCGCTGCCATGATCGTGCTAGTTGCAATCGTTTCCTCAATCGCTTCCTCGCTAATCAACAGCCCTAACGATGGATTTGCCTGCGCCCAGGCGCTTCGATCCCAAATATCACAATTTTCACTAGCACTATATTCGTAGAAGCCAAGCGACTTAGGCGCTTTGGCCATCGACCGTTCACGCATATGTAGCAACACATCCGAGTCGGCCGCCCCGGCGTTCGATGTATAGAAGCGTTGCGAGTTAGGGCGTGTAAGTGTGGTTGATTTACTGGCATCCATAGCCGCCTCGTTTACTTCGCGCAATTCATCGATCCAAAGCACATCCGCGGTTAAACCACGGCTGCTATCTGAATTGGCCGCGACCACTTCAAGTACAGCGCCATTTTCCAGGATCAGGCGCTCTTTGCCGTTGCTTTTACGGTAGGCGGACTCAATTTTCCCATCCTTTACCTGGGCTAACAGGAAATCGTTGCGTGCCACAATATCGGCAATAATTTCCAGCGATTTCTCAGCCATACGCCGCTGGCTCGACATTATCAGGATATTGCGCTCATCAAAGCAAAACAGCCCTGCCAGCACACGCATGCGCAACATATGGCTTTTACCCGATTGGCGTGCGCAGATGAATAAACTCGACTTCTTAATAAACTTGCCTTCATCATCAATAGCACACATATCATCAAGAATTAGTTTTTGCCAGGGTAATAGGGGTTGCCCAATACGCTCAGCCAACTCAGCAATCTCACCGCCCCGGGTTTTGGTGTTTAGCCAGGGCGTGTGAAGGCGTGGGTACAAAGCCCCCACCAGCGGCGGTTTAGTTTGTGCCTCAGCCGTACTCATTGGCTACCGATACCGCGAGTCATCGGGCTTTCGTGGGTGATTGTTACCGTTCCCTGCAGGGAGATACGTTTTGCACAATCAGGGGGGGTAGGCGCAGTGGCTAAAAAAACACGCATAGGCTTGGCTGCTTTACGTCTATTGCAATCACCACAACAGGCTACCAAATTCTCCATATTTATGGCGTTGTGTAATGAGTCATCGATTGCCAAAGGCACAACATGATCCACCTGGTTGGCTTCACCCTGGCAGTAGAAGCAAGTGTAGTTATCTCGTCTTAACACCATCAACCTAGCCTTTTTGTAGGCTGTCTTGCCTCGATGGTTGCCTGCTTTGGTACTCATTAGTAATGGCCTTTACGTTTATGTGTGTCTAATGCTTTACATGTATCGCCTTTATACCGGTGATCTATGTACTTTAACCCCAAATCTATTTGTTTAAATGGGTTTGTCTCTTTCATCTTTAACAGTTGTGGAATACCAAATGCACTGCTTTTAGGGTTGCGTGCTGTTGCAGACCAGTTACTTTCAAGTCTCCACAATATAACCAGGCATCTGTATTGCTTATCGTCTAGTACTTTCATGTGTGCATATAACTTATATAACTCAGTATCGTTTGAATATGCAGGTAATTGGGTAGCCGCTGTGAAAACAGTAAGCGCCCCCAATAGCGTAGTGAGTCGCAGGCGAGCCATCCGCAGTTGCGGCTCGCGAGCGCGACCAAAGCGTAGCACCCTAGTCAAATACCGCGCCATAGGTTGTTCACACATTTTTATCCACAGGCATGTGCATAGCCCTAATGTGTGATGCGAGCATCCTGCTAACTTCTTTTTGGCCATCCAAGAAGCCATAAGCCGATTTTAGCGAATAGCCGCAAGGGCAAGTGTGCATCCAATCCATAAGTTGATTAGGGTGAGGTTCAGGCTCAGGTTCAACATCGATACGCATAACACCTAATACACCACAACCCATACACTCCAACACGTGTACATCGGGCGGCAAATTGTCGGTAATTGTTACTACTTTATGCTTTTGAATTTGCTTACAAACTCGGCATTTAATCGATGCTGTTGCCATAGGTACTACTCCTTAGGTCTGTGATCGGAAATAGGTCACGCTGAGTAACCCAGTAGTTATCCTGCAATCTATGATGAAAGATGGCCTGCCTCGCCATGCTCACAGGTATCCAACCTGCTATTTGATATACCGGGCTACGACCAGTAACCAACACGGCTACATCCTGTTGCCTGTCTGTCTTATTGATTATCAGGCTGCCGTTGTCGTACTTAGTCCATTTGACTTCAAGCCTGCCACCAACATCTGCTTGGTTTTTAAAGGTGTTGATAGTCGGTTTAAAGCCACGTAGGCCAAAGAATTGTGCCACGGCCATCTCAGCACCCACGGCCTCTGCGTTTTCGGCTATAAACTCATGCAGGCTAATGCCTTTGTTAAACCTGCCCGGGTGATCGGGTCTACCTTTTAAAGCGTAAACCCTGCCAAAACCAACCTGGTGTGCCTCGATCTCCTGCGCGTAGTCAAGCACCACGCGGTTCATTGTTGGCACGCCAAGCAAATCCATAAAGTATCGTAAACATCTTGGCCATGTAGTTTTGGTGCAAAATGTTGCCCTTTGTCGCACCACTCGATCGCAGGCGGCACAACTTCATCGCGTAACTCTGTACCGTCTTTTTCAACGCGTAGGCGTTTGCCTGTATTTAGGTTGATTATCTCAAATTCACCCATTTGGCTTTACCTCGCTAATGATTTTGTTTAGGCGTTGATGTATCCGCAATAGGCATTTATCTTTATCCTCTGATTGGTTTAGGATGGCATTTGTACTCATGCGGATGGCACTAAATTCCAGGGATGTTTTATCATCCTCATGTGCCTGCTTTAAAACCATTTCAATCATGGACACAGCAAACTCCAACTGCCTAATGCTGTTCATAAAGGCTCGATCGCTCATTACTTCACCCACTCTGCAGGGCATTGTGGCTTTGTAGGAGAAGCACAAACCCATCCTTTGTAGGCGTTCCCAGTTTTAGTGCTTACGCCTTCCTTCCAGATGCGCCGACCATGTGAGCATGTAGGCACGGTTTCGGTAATCTCACCGCCTAATTGCGCTTTCAGCACTTCAACGGCTGAGCCAATCGATACGGCGCTACCTTCGGTGGCTGGCACGGTTGCCCAAACATCCACTATTGGTGCATTTTCTACCTGCTCCATGTTTTGTTTAGTTGCCCGGGCTTCCACTGGCATAAGCAGGCTAATCGCACGCCCAATGGCCGATGTAACTGTGTCCTCAACCATCCAACGCTTCATATTTTCGCGGTAAAAGTCTTGACGGCCAAAGGCGTAATCCACGGCCGCTGGCACAATATCCTCATGCTCACGATAAATGCGAGCGCGTACTAGGATGTAACCCTTCACTAGGTCACACTCCACAATGTCGGTTTCAATCCGACCAACCACATGTGCTGCCCTGAAGCGTTTAATA